GACCCGTATTACCTAGAAAGGAGGTGACAAATTATGGCTCTCCAGAAGACTATCGTTGAGGAAGGCATTCTTTCTAAGCAAGAAAGATCCGTTCTCCGCGGTATCCTCAGGATTAGTTACCTAACCGAAGCGGTAAATTCGCTTGAAAAGAGCGTTGATGTTCTTACCTCTGGCCGAGCACCGGGTGCTTCCGGCCAAGTTTCAAAGACTCAAGCTCTATCAATTCGAAACTACCTCCTAGATCAGGTTAACCAAGTCCTAATGGCTACCAAGGTTCCCGGGTCCTCTTCTGCAAAAGAAGAAGCCGATCCCACCAGTAGTCCAACAGGTTGGCCTAATTAATGATCACCCCCATACTAAGGGTAATTCGGGAGTTCCTCTGACTTGAAGGCGTAACGTCTACGCCTTGACATAGTTAGAATCCTAATGGTGAATACCAGAAAGGACCATAACATGAGCTCTTCACGGAGCTTAATGTCGGGACTTACGCTACGGCTTCTTGTGACTGGTATTCCTGCTTATTCCATCAACCCCTTTGCGGGATTGTTGGTTAAGTGGGCTACCTGTAGCGGTGAAGAGTGGACGGTTAAGAGATGCAAATCTCTTAAACTTACACTCATTCAGTTACGCTCTGGATCTCCTGTAACTACTCCCTTAGCAAGGAATAGGAATCACGAGATTAGGGGCGTTATTGGCAGTCTGATGAGGTTCGCACTAAAGTCCGATAAGAACTTTGTTAAAGTTCTTAACGCCTTTATGGCTTATTCTCATTGGTATTCTGGTAAAGTTACCAGGTCCCAAAAGGAGAAATTCCTAACAGCTGTCAACGCTACTCCTGTAGTGATACAGGGGAACTTGAAACGTTCTTTGGAAAGAACGACCAAGTTGGTAGCAGGCAGGAGGACCATTCATGGAAAACCTCAACCCTTGTTTAGTTGGAGGGGCTCTCCTCAAAAGAGAGCACCAACTTCTAAATTCGGGTCCGTTCCACAGTCTTCGCAGATGTTCAGTGAGATTTATCTCACTGATAATCAGGAGACTTGGGAGCATGTTCAATCCCTTTGGCATGAGATTTATTCTCATGTTTTTAGGGGAATCAAGATCCATGAGTTTGTGGACTCATGTCATTTTGATGATATTGACCATACTCCCATGGTGGGCGGTGAGGTTCATTTCCTTCAGGAACCTGGTTACAAGCTTCGAAGCATTGCTTCACCCTATCGTCTATTTCAAGTGGCTTCACAACCACTTAAAAGTGACTTAGGTAAGCTTGTATCTAGTCTTGATTGGGATTGTACCCATGATCAAGGCCGAGCATTCCCATTCATCCAGGATGCACTCAAGAACAGTCGGCTTGTCTACTCTGTAGACTTGTCTTCTGCTACTGATTACTTCCCGTTTGAATTGCAACAGGTGGTTTTGGAAACCATCTATGGCAAAGAATGTCCTTATGTTAAACTTTTCCGAGATGTTTCTCGGTCAGTTTGGCATTCAGACCTTGGTGATATAGTTTGGAAGCGGGGTCAGCCTCTTGGCTTTAACCCTAGTTTCTTTACTTTCACCTTGACTCATGGCTTACTTCTCCTAACTTTGTTAGGTAAGAAGTGGGACCATCAGTTCTTTGTCCTAGGTGATGATGTTATAATTCTTGATGAACTTTTGTTCACCAAGTATACATCATTACTTAGTACATTGGGATGCCCCTATGCGAAGGACAAGACCTTAGTTTCTGACAAACTTGCTGAGTTTGCCGGAAAGGTTGTGACATCTGATTTAATCATTCCACAATTGAAGTGGCGTGATGTTTCGGATGATAACTTCCTTGATCTTGCTCGACTCATAGGTCGAAGAATCAGGCTCCTTCTCACTAAGAAACAAAATAGAGTCTTAGATACCTTCGCTGGTATCCCTGACTTTATCCATCCCTATGGATTGAATTGGTCGTATCCAGGATCAAACCTGGAGACGATGATTCGCCATGGATTGGAACTTTGTTTCGAAGAGAGGGTTTTGAACTCCCTTACGGGTCTGAGCAGAAATGTGAATGATCAGCTTTATGCTGATTATCCTCATACTGCAAACGACCTTCAAATGTTTGTCGATTCGACAAGCATTCGAGAGGACGTTCAAACCTTCGACGAGAAGGTTAAGTCTGTATTCCTTAGGTCGGGATTTGCTCGTATTCATTACGAGTATTTTCTCGAAGGCCTAAAGGATATACCTTCAGCTCTCATGGATGGTTCCATACATCCTGAGTTGCCACCTGAAACTGTGCAACCTTCACGGGTTACATTGCTTCAGAGGTTATCCTGGCTCCTACGTTGAAACCAGAACAAGGGCC